GCCGCCGCGTAACGTTCCACGATCTGCTCGAATTGCTCATACGCCTCGCTCTTGGCTTGCATGTCGGGCCGGTTCACATCCGGCACGACCGACGTGTCCGGCTGCTGCCCAGGCACGCCCGCGGCGCCCTGTTGCAACGGCGCGGGAACAGGCTTAGGCGTCAACTCCTCGCGCTGCGTGTCGTCCATTGGCCCGTAGCCCAGCAGGTCGCGGCCCTCGTCCTGCGTGATCGTCGCCTTGTGGCCGGTCAGCAGGTCCACCGAGATGGCCTGTGTCATCTGCGCGCCCTGGACTTCCTCCAGCTCCTCCGGCCTGGTCTGCAAACTCAACTCCGGCTGGCCGAGTATCGCATCGAATAACTGCTCATTGAAAACGTCGAACAGCGTCTCGCAGCGCGGGATGATGGTCATTGTGTACAATGCCAACATCGTTGTCTGCGCGGTGGCCTTGTTGGCGTGCTCCATGTCAATCACCGGCGGGGCCAGTCCCAGCGCAACGGCCACGCTCTCGCGTTCGCTGGTTGTCAACTCTGGCGCCTGCGTGTCCTTCAAATCGGAGCCGATGACGACGGGCGGCTTGAGCTCGTTGCGTAGCACGATGTGCTTGAAGGCGTTCCATACGCCGCTCATGCGCCGGTTCAGGAAGTTCTGAAACTTCTCCTTGTCGCCGTCGGTGATACCGGCCGGCGCGCTAAATACGCTGACCTTGACGCCGCCGCTGTTGAAGTAGGCCGCGGCCATCGAGTCAATCGCCCACAGCACACTCGCCGGGCCGAGCGCCACTTGCACCTCGCCTGGCCCGGGCTTGACGGCCGACTCCATGTTGGGGTTCCAAAAGTACAACATGCGATTGAGCGGTATGTATCTCGGAATGCCCGTCTCAGCGGTCACCGTGTCGTTGTAATCAAAGCCGGTCAGGCGGCCTTGCTCGGTGTGCGGCTTGATGAAGTTGGAGCGCACATAGCGCAGCGTCACATCCTTGCCGCGCGCGTTGGCGTCGACGTACAGGTACGCCTGCCCGGTCAAGCATAACGACATCTCAACCAGGGCCAGCAGTTTACGCAGCGGCTTGACGATCGACTCGTACTCTGGCTTGTCTGTAACTTCCGTAGCACTGTCGCCCTGCCCCTTCACCAGCGCGAACGGCATACGCGAGACGAGAGACGCGCGCAGGTTGACGGCGCGGTACAGCCAGGGGACTTGACTGTATGCGGCCAGCGCCGACAGGTTTCCGACGACGCCGCCTGCTCGGCCGATGCCGGCGTCAGATAGCGACGTGTAGTATTGATCCGCGAAGCCCGCGCCCGCGCTGACTGTCTTGAGTGCCGTGCCGTCGAAGTTTAGGACTTGCATCATGCCACCTCTGCTAGCGGCCAGCGCAATCCGGGCCACTCTGTTCTCTCGTTTGGATATACTACGCCAGACTCAATCGGTGCCACAAAATACAGGTAGGTCTGGCACGCCTTTACCGCCTCGCCTTCTGTTTCAAAGACGCCCTGTAAATCCCACTTCCCGACGAGACTTTCATCGGCTTGTCCGACTATCCAGAATTGCATCAGTGCGCCCCTTCCCCGTTCGAGCGCAGCGGCCCAGCCGCGACAAGCAGGCTGCTGCTGAGTTGCGCGCCGACTGTGCGCGCCGCTTCGGTGGGCAGCGGGCAAGCCACGACGATGCCCGACTGCGGGTCGGCAATGACGAGCATCTTGCCGCTGTTGTCGGGCAGCGGCTGGACGGTGATGCTTGAGTTGATTAGGGTTAGTTGGATCATGCTTGCCTCACAAGTGGAGCGCCGCACTTCGCGCAGTGGGTGGACGTATTCAAATTGGGCGACCAGCAGTAGCGGCACAGCGCGTCAGGAGTGGTGGCAGGGCCAAAGGGGACGAACGTTACTCCATCGTGAAGCATGAGCGTTTTCCCAGTTCTCACGTGCTCGTCAATCGCTTTATATATACGCTCACGATCTGCGTTGTTTAGCATACCGGCATTACGAGAGATAGACCAATAGCCATTTAGCATGTTAGTTATCCCAGAATACCGGGCCGGCGTTGTACTGCGTAAACCACGCCAGCACTACCACGTCGCCGCAGTCAGGCGAGCGGCCAATGCGTTTCTTGATGTCTTCCTTCGGCTCTAGCAATATCTTACCGCTCTGCAACTTCCACTTGGGTGAGCACAGGTCGGCCAGCAATTCAGGATCGGGCGGTAGCGCGATAGACGATCCACCGTCCTGCGCCGGGTCAAGCGCCTCGCGGAACAGCCAGTATGCCGCGGCCCGAATGTTGAAGAAATGCAGACGCCCGCTGTGGTCGGTCGCGTCCGAGTGCTCGCCAAAGTTGATACCCTGTACGCCGATGCCCGACTGCCACAGGCTATCATACACCGATGCGCCTATTCCGATAACGTCTACCCCAACCGCCGCGTCATCGGTGCGCGCCGAGAGCAGCAGGCCGGCAGCGGTCGGCCCATCAGGCGTCGAGGCGCCGGGATACTTTAGCAGGTGGTCAAACCACAGGCCGTACAGTTTGGCAATGGTCGTCTTGTCCGCGCCGCCGCGGGCCACGTCCTCGGCTATGGCGGTCTGCTTCTCACCGCGCCCGTCTTCTGTCCAGCGGGCCTGTGCCTGGCGTACCCAGTCTGCCGGGATAACCTGGAACGGGTCAATGCTTTTGGCTGCGTCGAAGTTTCCGCGCAGCAGGGAGCGCAGTGGCTCGGGTAGCGCGTCGATTGTAGCGCCGTAGCCGGTTGCGGCCAGGGCTGGATTGTCTTTGAGCGAGGCGTGAAAGAACGTCCGACTCTTGGGGGTGACGGTTGCGCCGGTCTCGTCAGTGAACGTGTCGCCATTCTCGCATTCGATCTCTTTGCCAGCCGCCATCGCGTACCAGCGCAGCTCGCCATCGGCCGCCGGCCGCGAGTGCTGCGCGTCAAGCCAGGGAGCAAAGAAGCGCGTCACCCACTCGCCGCCCTCGTCGAATGGCGGGTTGAATGTCAGCACGAGCTGGCAGGCTTGCCCCTTCGCCGTTGTGCGCAGCCAAGCCCACAGGAAGCGCACAAAGTTTTCTGGGAACTCGGTCGCCTCATCGAAGGCGAGCAGGTCGTGCGGCTGGCCCTGCCACTTCTTCAGGTCGGCTTCATACTGCGCCGCGCCGAACTCGATCATTCGATTGTCGGCCAGGCGCCACACGTGGAGCGACTCGTTGAAACTGTCTTCGAGGTGCGATGCGCCGCCGCGGTTGAATATCTCGCGTGAGCGCTCGATCATGCCGCGCAGTGACGGGAACACGCGCCGGAATATCAGGCTGCGCCGATGCCGTGTGCCGGATAGGCCAAGTAGCAGATCCGTCTTGCCGCCGCCGGCTGCCCCGCCATATCCGATCACATCTGCGGTTGAGTTGTAGGCGACAGTCTGCGGACCGTCCTGCGGGCGCCAGGCGGGGACTGACGCGACACGCTGCGCCATGGCCTCGCGCCATGCGCCTTGCATGATGCGCTCGCGGACTTCAGGACTGACCGTCTGTAGCATCGTCCTTCACCGGGACTTTGGAGAACAGCTCAGCCACCAGGCTATCAGGATCAACGCCGGCGGCCTGTGCGTCCTTGCGCCAGTCGAATATCTCAACCTTCTCGGACGGGTACAGCCCGAACAGTTTAGCTTCGTCCTGTGCCGCGGCTATCTCGGCGCGCAGGTCATGCGCCTCGCGGGCACGGCGGCGAATGTCGCGCCTGACTGCAATGTGCTCAGCGAGTAAGTAGGGCCGCGCCTGCTGAGTGATGATTGCTATCTCAGCGCGTGCTTTGATGACGTAATTCCAGGCTTGCCTATCTTTGACGGTCCACTTCTCTGCAACCGTTCGCACGATGGCCGAGGCCTCGACGCCGCTGATAATAAGCTGGCGCACGGTCTCGACGCGGGTGACTGTTTCGAGGCGAGTTGACTTAGCCATCGAGCAATTCCGGCTTGAGGCCCATGCCCGCCAAGCGCTCAAGAACCAACGCGCAGTACTTCGGGTCAATCTCGCAACCAAACACACGCCGCCCCAGGCACTCACCGGCTGCATACTGCGCCCCGCTACCAGCGAAAGGCTCGGCGCAAATCTCGTCAATCTTAGTGTGATTGTTCATCGGTGCATACCACAGTTCGCACGGCTTCTCAGTCGGGTGCATCCGGTCATTACGCTTGCCGTCGTAACCGATCTCCCATACAGTTGTCTGATTGCGCTCACCATAGAACGGGGGGCGATTTCCT